GAGTCAGCGCCGCATCGGCCTCCAGTAGAAACGCCAGCCTTTCCAGGTCTGTGGCGAACAGTTCCATCAACGTCTCCGGTCAGTTTGCTGTGCTCTCCGCGACCTGCGGGGAGCGTTCAGCGGTTACTTACCGGAAGCGTCGGCGATGTGTCGGAGGGTGACGGCGAATTTCAGCGGGCGGGGTTCAGCCGGAAATTTCCTGGAAGTTGCCGAGATTTGGCTTGAAAGTCGATCTGCTATTCGTTATCTTGTGTTATCATGTTTTATTATTGGGCTCAGAAAAGCGGTGACTGACATGGAACCTCAAGACAAATGGCTGACCATCGAGGAGCTTTCCGGCTATCTGAAGATGAGCCGCAGCAAGCTCTATCAGATGGCCCAGAAAGGCGAGCTGCTCGGTTCCAAGATCGGAACACAGTGGCGGTTCGACCGGGATGAGATCGACGATTGGGTGAAAAGCAAGCGGCCTGCGGCGGATAAAAAATCCACGGGGGAAACAAAATGACTACCTCGACAACGCAGAGTCCGAATGAAAAAACCGTTCGTCTGGTCGATTATTTGCTCCGGCTGGCGACTCTGCGTTCGAAACTGATTCGCGATATTGCCGAATACGAGAAGATCCTTTGGGTTTCAAGCGTCCCGCATGAGCGAGGGTGTTTTACTCAGGCGTGGGGACGTGATGAGGAGCATGAGCCGGACGAGTGGCTTGAGGTGGAAAATCGGCGGGAGCCGGAATTGCCTGCCGTACCCGCTCAATGCAAAGACTGGGTAAATCAAACTGCACTACGAAATAAGGGCGATTTGCCTGAACTTCTGTCAAAAATCACTAGACAAATCCAAAATCCAGATTGGCACGAAGGATCGGATCAACCGGAAACGATTCCGCACACTGAACATATAGAAGATCATCCGACGATTCAGCGTGCATGGGATCGGTATGTTGAAGAAAAGTGGCTACCCTGGACAGAGTCACATAATGCCTGGGAGAAGGTCCACAAAGTATATTCCTCACTCTTTGCCATCCATCAGGAGCAACTCCGCCTTGGGGAGGAATATGAACTCGTGCTCGGTTTAGGCCTGCTGACTTGGCAGACGCCCACCGGGCAGCGTGCCCGGCGGCACTTGGTTGTCGCCGACGCTATTCTTGAGTTCGAAGCCCGTTTGGGCAAATTCACCGTCCGTCCTCATACCGAAGGTGCCAAATTACGCCCCGAACTCGATATGTTGGATATCGAGGAACAGCCAGCGCGTGCCGAAGAAACCGCGAAGGTTTCACTTTCCAGAGCCGAAGACGACCCCTGGGAGAAGGGATGTGTTGAAGGCGTGCTCCAGGCTTTGGTGCATTCGATCAATTCGCAAGGCGATTATGACGACTCCCTGGAAGTGAAAAATATTCGCGCTTCATCGAAGCCAGTCGTCGAATATGCTCCTGCTTTGATTCTGCGAAAACGCTCTACCAAAGGCCTTACTGAAACCTTGAAACGGATCAAGGAGCAAATCGAAAAGGGCGAAGACATCCCCGGCGAATTTGCAGACCTTGCCGAGGTTCGCACGAAAAATGATCGTGATCAGAGCGACGGTCTGGACGATACCAATGCTGAATTCGATGGGGAAGTATTTTTCCCAAAGCCTTCGAATGATGAGCAACGCCGCATCGTGGATAAGATTCGTGCGGCAAGCGGCGTTCTGGTGCAAGGGCCGCCCGGCACCGGGAAATCCCATACTATCGCGAATCTGATTTGCCATTTGCTTGCAACGGGACAGCGAACGCTGATCACGGCGAAGACACCACGTGCGCTTCAGGTTCTTGAAGGACTTGTTCCAAATGAATTACGCCCTCTCTGCATCAACTTGCTTGGCAGCGGACTTGAGGAGCGGCGCTCTTTAGAGTCCAGCGTTGGCGGCATTCTCCGCAAAAATGAGGAATGGAAAGAAGATCGCGCCACACGAGAACGTGTGGAACTTGAAGAGAGTCTCCGAAAGCTCCGGGAAGAAAAGGCCAAGGTCGACCGGCGGCTCCGTGACATCCGAGAATCCGAAACACATACGCAATCCATTGCAGAGGGGACCTATCGAGGGACAGCGGCCAGAATCGCCGAAGCTGTGAGCCGCGACCGCGCCGCCTTCGAATGGTTCTCGGATTCGGTGCCTTTGGAAAAGACCTGCCAGATATCCACAAGCGATTTGCGTAACGTTCTGGAGACTCTCCGTCGCTTTACGCTTGAGAAGCGCAGGGAATTGGATCTTGTGTGGCCCGACGCCTTGCTGTCCTCGGAAGGCTTCGCCGATCTGGTGAAGAACGAGACAAATGCGATTGAAGAACAGGAGGCATCAACAGGCGGAGCCGATGAACGTTTCGCCGATTTGCTGGCAAAAAACAATCCATCGACCATCGAGGCAATTCGTGACGTTCTGTCCACTTTCCGCGATACCAGAAAAAGGTTAATGGCGGTTCCGCATTCGTGGATGAACGATGCTGTGCGCGATGTTCTGGGCGGAAATTCGTCCCTGTGGCACGAACTGCTCCGTGTCACGCGATACGCCATTACATCAGTCGAGGAACACATTGCGGTAGCGGATGACACCAAGATTGAATTCCCGGATACCTGCGACGTCAGAGTGCTGTGTGAAGACGCCAGAAAACTTAAAGAACACATGGATAATGGCGGTAAACTGGGTTGGGGCGTATTCCGACCGAGGCCCGTAAAAGAACGGATTTATGTGATCAAGTCTGTGAAGATCAACGGTCGCCCTTGCTTGACAGGCGAACATTTCGCAACCCTTTCCAATGTACTTCATGTCCGCATCGAATGCGAGAAAGCATGGGGATTTTGGATAGGTCGGTCTGATAAGGCGCAAGGGCCTTATGCTCTGCAACTGACTACTCTCAAATCACTGAGCAACGCACTTGAAAACGCCTTGTCGCTTGAAGGAATTATTGGCAATTGCCGTGAGGCAATACAGAGATGCCCGACAATAGAAGAGCCCGTATGGGCAGATGAGTCCCAGGTTGAAAGAATAATCCTGTCCTGCCGTCTCGCGTTGGCAAGTATCCACAGACGGATTACTGCTGAGGAAATCCAGCGTGTTGAAGTTCCGGTTTCTTCCATAGCCGCCAAGAGCAACGCACATCCTGTAACGAAAGAATTACTGATCGCGATTCGTGGCCGCAATGTTGACGGATTCGCACAAAGCATAAACAAGATACAGGATTTGGATAAGGAGCGCCTGCGCCTCCGGAAAGTCGAAGAATACCTAAAGAAATTACGCCACCTGCTTCCGCGCCTTGCGGATTGTTTGGAGGCCACCTGCTATGAGCCATATTGGGAGGAGCGAATTCAGCGTATTGGCGACGCCTGGCATTGGGCGCAAGCGCGATACTGGATCGAGGAATACATCCGGCAGGAAGATGTTCCGGCTCTAGCCAAGCGCGCCAAACAAATCGAGGACGAGGTAAACGGCATAATCGCGAAGCTCGCCTCGCTTCATGCGTGGTCCTTCTGTTTCTCGCGACTCAAGGAAGACCATCGCCGCCACATGGAAGCCTGGCAGCAGTCCATGCGGCGGCTTGGTAAAGGGACAGGGAAACACGCGCATCGCCATCGCCGTGAGGCCCAAGGGCATCTGAATGAATGTCGCGAAGCGGTTCCGGCCTGGGTAATGCCCCTCCATCGTGTTTGGGATACAGTGTATCCCGCGCCGGGCATGTTCGATGTGATTATCGTTGACGAGGCTTCGCAGTGCGGCGTCGAGGCGCTCCCGTTGTTTTATCTGGGCAAGAAGATAGTGATTGTTGGCGACGACAAGCAGATCAGCCCGGATGCAGTGGGTTTACCACGCGATGCGGTACATCGTCTAATGGAAGAGTTCCTTTACGATTTCCACTTCAAATCCTCTTTCGATATAGAAAGCAGCTTGTTCGATCACGGAAAACTACGCTATGGAACCCGGCGGATTACTCTGCGCGAGCACTTCCGCTGCATGCCGGAAATAATTCGGTTCAGCAACGATCTTTGCTATTCGGATACACCGCTGATTCCATTGAGACAGTATGGGCCGAACCGGTTGCCACCGCTTGAACATGTTTTTGTGAGTGGAGGATATCGCGAAGGTACGAACAATCGGACGATCAATCGCCCGGAGGCCGAAGCCATCGTCGCAAGGATAGCGTCACTTTGTGACGACAGCCGATACGATGACATGTCGATTGGCGTGGTTGTTCTTCAGGGTGAAGCGCAAGCTGCGTTGATCGAGAATCAATTACTTGAACGACTGGGCGCGGAAGAAATGGAACGGCGGCGCCTGGTCTGCGGCAATCCTTACAGTTTCCAGGGCGACGAACGCGACATTATGTTTCTGTCGCTCGTTGCGGCCAACAACGAAAGAATCGGCCCTCTCACGAAGGCAGCCGACGAGCGACGGTTCAATGTTGCAGCCAGCCGCGCCCGCGACAGGATGATTCTTTTCCATTCTGTCACCTGTGATGACCTCAGCACTACTTGTCTCCGGCGAAAGCTTCTCGATTTCTTCGAGAAAACAAAGCCGCAACAGATTGCTGGAATTGACCGGGACGAACTCGAACGGCGGGCGGTACAGGACAATCGGCGCGTTGTGAACCCACCTGCGCCATTTGAAAGCTGGTTCGAAGTTGACGTTGCATTGGAACTGCTTCGCAAGAAATTTGTTGTACTGTCACAGTACGAAGTCGCTGGAAAACGGATCGACCTCGTGGTTGAGGGAGGACAGGCGCGGCTGGCCGTTGAGTGCGATGGTGACAACTGGCACGGGGCTGATCGGTACGAAGACGATATGCAGCGTCAGCGGCAATTGGAGCGTTGCGGATGGGAGTTTTTCAGGGTTAGGGAATCGGGGTTTTACTCAAACAAGGTTGATGCCTTGAAGGGCCTTTGGGATGCGTTAGAGGAAAGAGGCATTTACCCGCAAAATATTGATATTCCCGACGAACCAAACCCATCCACATCAGCGCCGCAAGACGAACCGGTCGAGGAAGAACCCCAAGAAAGCGAACCCGCTAGGCCCATTCATGAGCCAGAGGTTGATATCAAAGTCGAGGTTGAGGATACAGTAGTTTATGTGGATATTGAAAATCCTCAGGTCGAGAAGCAGGCATTAATAACTTGCGAAAAATCGAACCCGGAATGGGGAGCCATCAATATCAACACACCAATTGCAAGAGCACTTATAGGTGCGACACTGGGCTCCACGGTCGAGGCAAAGTTGCCCAAGGGAACGGTCTCGCTGCTCATCAAAGACATTAAGAAGCCGAGAAGTTAAATGCTTCGTAACTCCTCTTGTTCGATTACTGGAAGGTTGGTGCATCGGCAAAAGGGATGAGCGGGTTGTTGGGGAAATTTGTCGCTGGGAAAGACTTTTCCATCAAGCGGGCCGCAGACCGGACAAGTCCGTTCATCGCTCATTGTCATCCATTCCAACTTTTCGACTCCTACCTGCGTATAGAACTTTTTTCGTCCCATGTTGTGAGCGCGGAGGACCTCGGTGCGGGCGATCATCTCCATGCGGTACTGAGCCTTGCTGAACACCTTTGTCCCCGCCTGTTTGAACGATTCCTTGTATATCACCACCTTTCCTAGATCCCGGACCATGTCGTCGGTTCCTTTTCCCTCGACGATGGCCTGCATGATGACCCGCTTGATGCCGTCTGCGAGTTCGCGGTGAACGTCTCCGGCGAGTGTGAGGTTGTACTGCGCCATGAAGTCGAGGGCATTGGTGTCGACGATGGTGAACACCTTAGTGGCCAGCTTGTCGATGCCTTCGGGTTTGAGGTCGGCGTAGAACGGCAGCGCCGCGTCGGCGAGTTCGCCGATTCCCTGCTGGATGCCGAGCTTGAAGGAGTCCTTGGTTGTCTTGCGAAAGGCCAGGGTCTGCTCCCGCTTGAGCCGTTTCATGGTGTCGTCGAGTTCGAGCTGGAGCTTTTCCAGCCCTTTGAGGGCGGCGAGCTTGTTGTCCGGCAGGGAGCCGAGGGAGCGGTACTGGAGGATGGCGCGGGCGACCTCGTCTTCGGCCTGTTTGAGCGCCTGGGTGAGCTGGGCCGTGACCTGGTCGTTGTAGCGGTTGCGGGCCGTCAGACTCTTCAGTGTGGCCGCTTGGATGCGCTGCTTGAGGTCCGACGGCATCAGCGGGGCTCCCGGCGGTCGATGAAACGACAGGCCGGGGCGTCGAAGGTGCGCTCGCTGTTGTGGACCCGGCAGTGGTTGGTGTCAGCGATGAAGTGGCTGCACTCGTCGCACACGGCCGCATCGCCGGTGGACTCCAGGTCGCCCGACCAGACTAATGCCGCCTCCGCCGTGGGTTCATCGTCCTCGGCCGGAATCCCGAGCATCTTCCGAGCACGAGGCACGCTGAGGATGCCGGAGACGACCATATCCACCACCGGCTTCACCTGTTTCTCGTCCATCAGGTCGATCTGTTTGCGTTCGGTCTCGCGGTTGGCGGCCTCGATGTCCGGGTCCAGGTCCATCTTGAGCTGGAGGCTGGAGCGGCTGATGAGTTTGCGGTCGTAGAGTTCGATGAGTAGCTTCTTGAAATCGACCGCGTCGCTGGGGTCGAGGTCGTTGAAGATGAACTGGATGCTCTTGTCGCCGTGGCCATTCAGCTCCATCCAGTCGTCGAACACCCAGTCGAGGAGCTTGCGTGCGGCCTGTTTGATCTCGCGGATCATGACCATCATCTTCTGCATGCTCACCGAGGCGGTGGCGAAATTCGGACCGTCGCCGGTCACCAGCGAGCGTGACAGACCCAGGGCCACCACGATGTCTTCCTTCACCTCCTTGACCTTGTCCTCGACGTTGAGGACCTGGCCGTCGGTGCCGTGGGTTTCGACATTGACGTAGAACGGGACCACCAGGCCGCTTTTCATGTCCATCTTGTTGACCATGTCGCGGACCTGTTCGAGCATCCGCTGGTCCGGCATCACCATCTTCTGGCCGAACGCGCCGCCCACCTTGAGCAGGCGGAACGGCGTGGCCCAGCGCTTGGCGATGGCCTGTTCGGCCCGGCGGTAGTCGCGCAGCAGTTCGATGGCTTGAAAGGCGGGAAGCACGAGGGAGTTGCCCCGGGGCGAGAAGGCCGGTGCGTCCCATTTGAGGTGGACCACCTGTTCGACGGGCAGCGGGATGGATTCCCCGCCGCCGGGGGTGTCCTCGGGAAATTGCCGGGCCTCGATCAGCTCGCCCTGGGCGTATTTGACCTTGACCGAGACCGGGTTGACGCAGACCAGCTCCTCGATGTCCTGGCCGGACTTGGTGAAGCGCTTGAAGCCGATGGCGTCGCCTTTCACCAGGAGCTGAAGAACCATGTCCTTGATGAACTGCGAGACGTTCAGCCGCCAGGCGGCCTCCAGGGCTTGCTCCTTGAGGGTCTCGTCATCGCTGGTGATTTTGATCTCGTCGCCCACGGCGAAGGTGCGCCAGGAGTTGACGCAGTTCTTCACCAGCGGCTCCTCGACGTAGTATTCCCAGGCCTTACGGGCGCGTTCTTCCCAGGTGGCCGGAATAGCCTCGGCGGCGTTGACCTTGCTGAAGGCCGCCGAGTCGAGCGCGGCCGCTGCGGCCAGCGGCGCGATGACAAAGCCGGTGGTGTCCAGGCTTTCGGGTTGTTCGTCCTGATGGGCGGTGCTTTCCACGTGATCCTCTCGGTAGTTTCGGCCATGACAGCCGCACATCCGGCCCGTGTGGGCCGAACCCGGCTCGATGCCGGTTATTTACCGGAGCGGGGTGGAAAGCGTCGGAGGATGCGATCAGATGAAGACCGGATTGGTGAGCACGGGTTTGAGTGAAACCACCTCTTCGCCGACCGGGTCGAGGTTACCTTCTTCCCGGATCAGCATGGCGCATCGCACCGCGTCGATGATGTGGTCGTTGCCCTTGGAATAGATGATCTTGCCGTCCCGCAGGGTGTAGGTGTGGGTGGTGAATTGGTCTTCCACCTCCAGGTCGTCCGAGGGGAAAATGACCTGCTTACGCTGTAGGGCTCCGTTGATGAGGCTGGTCATCAGCTCCTTGGTTCGCTTCTTGATTTCCTTTCCGTCCCGCACCGCCAGCCGGGTCATGCCGCCGAAGTCGTATCCCTTGAGCCTGCCTTCCAGCTCCAGCCCCTTGTACTTGTCTAGGGAGAGCAGCTCCTGGACCACGGCCAGACCGTTGCCGCCGTTGTCCACTCCGATGCCCGCCGGGGTGTAGTAACGCTCCAGCAGCGCGATGATCTGGGCGATGTGCGGATAGGAAACGTGTTCGAGATGAACGCGCAGGATCATTTTCAGCAGCGTCCGCTCGCCGATCTCCATCTCCTGGAATACGACGATCTCGGTGGGGTCGTTGGTGTAGCCCAAATCGCCGCCGACCCAGAACTGACCGCTGCGGGGCGTGAGGTTAAGCAGCATCTCCAGCCGGTCATGGGCCGCTTCCTCGGTGTCGCAGTCGCGCATCTCGGAATCGGTGATGACGATCTTCTGGTACTCCAGCAGATCCTGCCGACAGAGGTTGAACTGCTCGACATTGAAGGCCCCGTAGGAGGGCTTGCCGTGTTCACCGGCCACCTCGTGCTGCCAGCCGGAGCTGTCGCGGCCGCCGTAGAACTCCAGCAGTTCAGCCTCGCGATCCTCGGTCCACAGGGGGTTGAGCCAGGACGGCCAGCGGAACACATGGAACTGATCCGATGAGGTGAGCCGGTAATAGGTGGTGTCGCGCAGGCCGTTGGGCGTTGAGTAGATGCGTAGCGTCCCCCCGGCCTTGAGGCACTGGCGCAGCGCCTTCCAGGCCCGTTCGGTCAGCCAGGCTCCTTCATCGACCCAGACGCGGCCCACGTGCAAGGACCGGAAGGCGTCGCCATAGGCCCCGGCCGGGCGGAAATAGAGCACCGAACCGTTGGTGAACTCCAGCCGGAAGTAGGGTTTGCGGTGGATCTTGGGCTTGCCGTACTTGGTCAGGGCAATGCTGTTCATCAGATCCGGGTTGGTGTCGAGCTGGAACTCGATCTCTTCGATGATGGTATCGAGGTGCCCCTGGTGCGGAGCCGCGATGAGGCCCTGGCCGCCCCGGGTGGTAAAGGCGTAATGGAGCGCGTCGGTCGAGAGCACGATGGACTTGCCCACGTCCCGGCCGTCGAGGTGGATGATGTTCTTGGCCGGGCAGCGCAGGTCCTCCACCTGATGCGGCCAATAGTCGCGGCCTGATCCATCCCGGTTGTAGAGGTAGGCTTGCCCCCACAACACGGGATCGCTCAGGGTCGCCGCAAGTTTGCGCTCCTTGTCGGTTACCGCCATCAGTGCATTCCCGTCCTCAAGGCGCTGCCGAGGATGGTGCCCACCAGTTCCGTCAGGATCTGCTGCACGGCCAGGGTGTTCTTCCGGTCGTGGACAGC